GGGATAGCTTCCCCCTCCTGTTCTACGGGAGGACCATCCTGATTACAATGTAATCAGAAAGGATTTTCCTCGTCTAACGAGGCATGACTGTCACTGACGGTCCATGACATGGTGGAGGTTGTAGTAGAAATCAAAGATTTTATCTCTTGATAATTCTGCTCCAGCTGAAAAAGCTGAAGGAATTGTAAGAACAACTCCTCAGGGAGTTCTTGTTCCTTACCCTTTTTCTTAGTGAATGGTTTATATATACCATTGGTATATATATCCTCTTCTACTAAGCAGCTATTTAACAACTCGAAGAGACGCAGTGCAGATCTGTGATTTGCACCGTCTTGTAGCCCTAAGCGGGCAATTGTCCTCTTCCTCATCTTAACTGCCTGATGTCCTTCATATAAGGAGAAAAGGCGATGTAAGAAGTTAGGATTAACGATGTTGTTACCATCAGAAAGTGGTTCTAGGAATGTCGTCATAGAGTTATCGTGTTTTGTAAACTCGATACCTCCAATTTTTGATTCTTCTTCTTTGTGTGACATTGTCACACCAACGAAAAGGAATTGCAGAGTCTCAGGATCCATATCCTTTGATAATGCAAACGACCAAAAGTCGGTTTTACCGTCTTCTGTATCCTGGAACTTAAGCTGATCGACGAAGTTATTTCGTCTTGCGATTTGCACCTGCGTATCACGATCTTGTGAGATCGCTACGTAGTCTACAATTAACTGACAGATGACTCTATGGAAGAAATTAAGAAGAAATTTCTTAGGATCTCCCACATAAGTCACGTTTCTAATTTCAACAGTGTTGGAATCATCAACGATAGAAAATATATGCGAAAGATATTTAATCTTTTCAACATGTATTTCTCTGTCTGTGTTACTTTTATGCATCTCTATGAGATCATCAAAAGTAAACTTATCAATACACCTTTCATTGAGGTGTCTTAGATAAGTTAATATGTAGAAAGGATTCCGTCGGAACAACAATGTGAGTCTGGGTGAGACTACACTGTAGTCCATACCGTTCCACATGTTCCGGCTAACGAACTCAACAAATGAACCTTCATCTGTCGAGTGTTTCGTTTTACCGACATTTATCGGAACTCCGATGTCCTCGAACTCTTGTCGTAACAAGTAGTCGGGGTCCTCGATTACCATATCATCTCCTACTTCAATGAAGTAGAGTGAATGGTCACATCCATAGTGTTTCTCTAAGAGAAAGTCTATGAAGAGGAGATTGGTAAGTTGCGCAATTGCGAAACTTCCTTTAGTACCCATCCCTTGACCTCGGCCATAGGTAATATACCTATGGGACGAGCCAAGCTTCCAAGGACATTCTACCGCTAAGCCCTTCCAGGCCAGCGCTAGGTGTTGTCCGAAGATCCTTCGCATTACAATTAGTTGTAATGAAGAAGGAAGGTAATCAGTCCACTTCTCGGCATCAAGTGATACCAGACGTGACTGTGTACTCTCCGGCAAGGCTGAGATCCTGTCCCAACCTTGTGTGTGTCCGAAAAATGCACACTTTTCTCCGTAGAGAAACTGTGTGGCACGTATAACCTGTTCTTCAACAGGTTTCAGAACAGCTTGAGTCCATATATCGCTAATCGCGATGACACGGCTCTTGTTCCCTTTATCAGGGATTGAAGTAAGTTTCCTAAGGACAATGTCCTCAGGTTTTAACTTATCCTCGGCCGGTTTCAGCTCATATTGTTCACTTCTGAATAATATGTAGTCTATGAAACTCGAATTCCCACTTGACATAGATATGTCTTTGACATACTTGAACAAGTCAGAATTTACGAGTCCGTAGGCTTCCATATCTGCTGTTAGCAGTTTTGGTTTGCCGTTCGGGCCATTGGCCGGACCAAAAAATGGTTCCGTAACCAATGGGTTAGAATCAGGATGTTGAGATTCTCGAAAAGGGTCTATGCGTTTGATAACGAATTTTTCGAAATCAACCATAGTTTGGTTCTTCAATGTGAACGATGTAAATAAATGTTCAACATCAAGTTCCCGGTAACCCTCGCAGACCTTATTTATTTTAAATAAGGTGTTAAGAAATTGTCGCAATTTAGCGAGTTTCTCCTTCTGCGTCGAATCTTTCTTGCCATTAATAATGTCATGATAGATAGGTCTCATAAATCCAAATCTATGAGGCCACCGATCAGTATTACCGATTTTAGTCCAAGCCATTGGCTTGGGCTTTCGGCCCTCAAGAAGACTAGTACAATATTGGGTTAATTCTTTCCAATGTTTTGTACCGTGTTTTGTTCCACGATGTTCTATAAGTTCATCATGGGCATTCACTGTCTTCTTAAGGATGTCTTCGATAACTTTGGGTTCATAAATGTCCCCAATAAGTTTTCCGAAAACTTGGACATACAAGGTTAGGTTGGCATTGCCAATCTTTCCGGTCGGTCGTTTTACGGGTGTACGTGAGATCTTGCGATCTACGTTCGAAGAACAGTCTCGATTAACAGTCGAGGCGTCAGAGCCTGACCATTTTAGTGAAATAATTTGCGAAGGCACTCCAATCCTTGAGACGGTGTAGGATTGGGTCGTTTTACGGCCCGATAACCGCATCCTCGCAAACGCTGTTCGGTTTCTAAAATTTATGCATATCATTGATGTGTATAATTTATTAGAACTGTTCCCTGTTGTCAAAAACGGGTTTCAGCAACTTTCGAACCTTGGGATAGCTTCCCCCTCCTGTTCTACGGGAGGACCATCCTGATTACAATGTAA